CTTTATTAAATTACTATCTTCAATCTTGTCTAATAATTCATCCATCAGTCTCATAGACTCTATCGGACATCTGCTTGATACTATAGAATATAGAATATTTTCTATATTAAATTCCTTATCCATAACATCATAAATTTTGACATCATAAGATAATTCATTAGTGTATTCAAGAAATGACTTAAAATCATTATTTAATATAAAATCAGAGTTTTCATTGACTTTATATACATTAGCCCAATCATGTACTATATGATTAGTTAATAAAAATCTATTAACTCTATCAGCACACTTAGATTCTAATAGAGGATTGCCTTTAGTCATTTCACTGACATCTTGCATAAGTTGCAATACATTAGTAGCTTCACTTAATGTATTATACCATATACCACTCTCAAGATATTTATCTAAATTATTATGTGACAAATTTAATTCATATGATGCATAATTACGACTATTAAACATATTTTTACTTCTGTCAATAGTAGATGATTTACGGATATGATCATAATCAATTAAGTATTTAGATTTCATATATTCAAAACCCCTTTCTTTAATAATTATACTGCGTTAACCCCAGTTATATTATGTAGTTCAAGCGTATTATTTATTATTAGAATCTGAGCTTCTGTAACAATTTAATATTAATTAATATAAACACAAGGAGGTAAAATTAATGAAAAAAGAAGCTATAGGCTTTTGCTTAATAAATGAACAATCTACTCCATTAAAACCTAAGATAGTTGGTGAAGAGCACGGAAGACCTGTTATAGAAACTATTTTAATGGAAACTGAAACAATAAACAGAAATAAGAGGTATTACACTACTAGAGATATCAATGCTGAAGTTAATGGTGAAAGAGTACGTGAATTACTTGAAGCTAGGTCTTTATTCGGTGAAGCTGGACATCCTTTAACTCAGGATTTAACTAGACAGGTTACAATAGACCCTAAGTTAATATCTCATGTCATAACTGATTTATGGATGAAAGATAATGTTGTATATGGTAAGGTTACTGGAACTCCAAATGAGTACGGTCAAACTTTTAGCAATCTAATTACTGAAGGAAGTAGACTTGCTTTCTCACTAAGAGCTTTAGGTATTGTTAAGCAGACTCCTAAGGGGTTATTAGTAGACAAGACTAAGTTAACTACATTTGACTGGGTTGTATTCCCATCATTTAAGAAAGCTTATCAGTCTGTAACTGAAAGTGGTATACTTATGCCTGATAATGGCAATAAGATAATAATAGAATCAGCTAACTATGACGGATGTGTACAGTTAGATATTAATGGTATGAATAAGAAAGTATTCGACTATATCAAGGAAGAGTCAGCTACTATAAAGGGTGTTCAGGAAATGCTAGAGATTGAACCATCTTCATTATCACTTTCTAATGATAGAAGGTTTGTAACATTAGATGAAGTTGGTACATCAAATAAGTGGGCTTTCCTAATAGAATCTAAGGTTACTGATGATTTGATAGACCATTTCGGTAAACTATAAAAAAGAAAGTGGTGGTTCTATGTCTATAGTAAACAGAATGTCAAGTTTACTTGATAAGATAGAAAGACGATTAGGTGTAAGATATGTTATTGAGAAAGATGATAGGTTAAATAAAGATGCATGGGCTGATGTAATTTTACAAGAGACTATGGATACATTTTCAAGATACTTCCCTAACAAAGTTGTTATAAGATTAAATGAAGATAACTGTAGATATCAGAATGGTTCATATATTTTAAATGAAGAACTACTTGATGCTTTAGATATTATAGGATTTGGTGATATAGACTGGACTGATATATACAATAATAATTTATATAATACATGGGGTTCAGGTGGTGTATTTGATTTATATGCTAGTCCTATGGGTGTATATGATGTGGCTTTAGTTCAGAGTGCTGCTAATATAAGCTCTATATACAATACTGGTATATTTGTAGAGTTTATGGAACCTAATAAGATAAAAGTTAGAGGAGTTAATCAAAGAGATATCTTAAAGACTTATAAATATTTACCTATAAATGTATTTGTAAAACATAAGAATTTAACTACTATAGCTCCTACTAAAATGGAGATATTTGAAAAATTAGCTTGTTGTGATGTAGCTAAATATCTTATAGGTGAATTGAAATATTTTGACGGTTACGATACTAACTATGGTCAAATAGATTTGAAGTTAGATGATTTGAAAGATGAAGCTAATAAGAGAGAACAGTTATTGGATGAGTTGGATGCTGGATATGTAAATCCTGCTAATAAGTATCAACCAATTATAATGACGATATAAATCAAAAAAAATAAAATATATAGAGGGTAGTCATGCGACTACCCTCATATTATTTATTTAACTTACATTATATCTCCTATAATGATTGTGACCACTAATTAGCTTATCCAGTATATCACCCTGCTTATATGCTCGAGCAATCGTGGTATTTACTGGTCTAAATTGAAATGTTTAATTTTACATCGGTTCTCCTGTGTATGTTTTGTGACCACTGTATTGCAACATGATACATATTTTTAACATGGTGGTATTTATCAGTTGCATATTTATATATTAAAGGTTTAACCCACCAGTGACTGATGGTCTACCCACCCTTAATACCTAATAAAACGCTCCTCTTATCCAGAACTCAATCTTGATAAGAGAATAAACTACTGCCCATCTTATATTAAGATAGATGTCGTCGTGTAGGAAGTCCAATACCGTATTCATTATATTGCACCTCCTAACCATAGATGGAACTCATCTTTTGATGTAGCATACATTGCTACTACATCATCGTTCCATCTAATCCTACCTGTATGTAGGTAGTTATTATCATTGTAATCATTAAGAGGTCTAACCTCAATTGGACCATCATCTGATATAATTTTTAATAAAGATCTAAATTTACGATCATTCTTATCTGCATATGCTATTATTTTAGCATTAGGATGCTTGTCATTTTTTATAACATCCTTAATTATATGTCTCTTCACTATTATTTCTCTTTTCATTTTTGTTTCCTCCTCTTGTTATAGGTGATTAATTATCTAGAATATTTTCAAAATCTATATTCATAGTCTCACCTCCGTCCTCTACAATGACCTTACGTTGAGTTGGAGAATCGAGAACTAAATCCCCAACTTCGTTAGTGTATATAACCACATTGTTGTATTCGGCATACAACGGTATATGGTTAATAACACAATATTGCATGACCGATTTACATTCATCAGTCATGCAACTGATATCAATGAATATCTTAACTCTTGATATCCCTTTAATCATAGACTCAAAATCCAGTTTAGATTTTGAACCCTTTTCAAGTTTATAGAATCTGACATATTCGCCAGTATCTATAAACACTAAATTGGATGGGGCTTTAACTAACAATATGAATCACCCCATCCATGTCAGTTTTAATCTCATTGAGGATAGCTATAGCCTCTTTTCTAGACTTAAGCTGATGGGTAACGAGGTCACCCTTATAATTTTCATAATTCACTGTGATAGATATAGAATTGTCTATACAGTGAAATATGACATCCTTACACTGTTCAGTCATTCTATCTACATATAGTTCGACTGAAGCAGTGCCTGATGGTAAGGACATGTTGAATTTGTTACCTTCACACATATCCCTTAATAGAACCATTTCTATAGTTCCATTTCCATCTAGTCCTGTAACTAACACGTTTGTACGATTTGAAACTTTTAAACTCATAATAATTACCTCCTTTATTAAAATTATATATATTATATTATGATTCACTACAATAATATATAATTGTAAACATTGAGTTTTACAAATGATATGTACAAAAAAAGGTATAATATGGGGATGGTATATACCATCCCCTATATTAATTCCTCTTTATAAATCAAATACTGATTTAAATTTTTTAGATTTAGGTTTTACGTTTGCTTTGCCTACTGTATCAAATGATGCAATAGGATTATTGTAATAACTGCCTAGTTGATGTACATTATCAGTTTCCATTGGTATAGAATTTAACATGCTGACGGCTAAATTAGGCATGCTTAAATTTCTCAATGTTTCATATAAACCATATATGTGATTTATTTCAATCTCATGTTCATATGTATTATTCATTGTAAGTCTAACACCAAAATTCACATCTCCTATGTAGTTATATACAACACTTGGTTCGAACACTATTTTATTACCGTAAGCACATAGAACTGTTACAGGTTCATAACGAACTTTATTATTCAATTTAAGTTTATTATTCTCTCTAGTATATAGATTAGAATATTTTTTATCATTAAACCATGCTAACACTTCTTTTAAACCTTTTCGTAATAAATATACATGCTCTTCTTTCATGATTATTATATTATCTTTGTTTGCATAATCTTTGAAAGCTATATGATATGAGTAATCACGGTTTATTGTCCGTAGATTACTGATAGTATTATACTTAGATGATGAGTACTCATAAATCTGAGCATAGTATCTTCTTTGATTATTTGAATCTTTAGTATTCAATACCACGTTAAATCTTATGGATAATTCACCGTTTAATCTATATAGATTGTCACTTATTTTTTCATATATAGACATACTTACTCCCTACCTCAACTAATTACTGATATAACCAACCTTATAGTTTCCAATACCTTGGTATATATCAAAGTCAAAACCATTTTCAGTGAGAATGTATTCACTCATATTACTATCATCACTCTCTGAATTTATAAATACTACACCATTTACTAAATCATCATTTAAATTCATATATATAATATGTGAACCATCACTTAAATCTATAGTATCAGCAGCTCTACCGTATATATCTACAATAGTTGTATGGTATATATCATTTAATTCAGCATACTCTTTTAATATGTATGGTACTTCAGCTACAGCTTTAGAATGGACATCATCTTGAGGTATATTGAAATTAAATACACCTATGAAGTTTTCAAGATATAAATCTTCAATATAATACATTGAAAACATATCAAAGTATTCACGAAGTAGGTTTTTTAGTTCATCATATAGAAACTCATTTTCAATCTTAGTTAGATTGTTATTATATTTCACATATATAATACCTTCACATGCGAAAACATACCCACCAGGTATAATAAATTGAACACCCTTGTTAAATATCCTAACTGATGTAGCATTATCTTTAGCCACTTCTATTAATTCAAAATTACTTATACTCATATCATATAACCCCTTTTATATACTTACCAACTCTAGTGTATCTAAATTCTCTAAAGTATTTGAAATTGTAACCTAAGTTTATAAGTTTAGGTTCTACCTCTCTAAATCCACGCTTAATAATTATCAAACTAGTATCTATAGTATTTCTGACTAAATTCACATAAACTAAATGTGAATTTGCATTTAACTTGTTTAGTTCAAAATCAATTACGTTTCCACTTTTACCCTTATTCAACTTACGCAAAAGATTAACTAATTCACGAGCCTTTACACTTAAACTTTCACTATCCTCAAAAGACTCATTAATTGTCACTACCAACGAAAATCTATCATCATCAATAAGTTCCATCAGTTTTTTAACTCTCTTATTACTAAGATACTTATCTACAACACCATATACTTTATCATAAATACCTTCTTCATCAACCTTTGCAATTCCACGGTTGTTATATCTTATATACACATTACCATTACTAAGCAAAATGTATCCTTGTGGGATTGAAATTTCAATCCCACTTTTTAGATACATAATGCAGTTACTATTCTTTGCAAGTTTAACCACATTCATTTTCCAACACCCTCTATATACCTTTACTTATAAGAAGACTCCACATACTTAGTCATATTCAGCATAGATTCTAGATATTCACCGAATACAGAATGTCTAAGTAGTTCAAAATAGTATGTCCTGCTACCATCAATTATTGTTATTTCATATGCATCATCTTGTATCAATCTTATAGTATACTTGATATTTCTATAAGTAAATCCGAAAGAATCTTCCATAATCTTTATAGCTTCAACTCTTATATGCTTTATAAGAATATCTGAGATATATTTATTATATATCTTAGATTCTTCCTTAGTGTGAGTTACATCGTACCCAACCTGGTTGATTAGTACAAATGCAGTCACGACTACATTTTTGTGCACATTTATATATAGAATATTCTCTTCAGGATTTTCTTCAGAATGGTATCCAGAATATAATTCTGCTACCTTACCAGCTTCAATAGCATCCATGATTTTAGCAAATTTAGGAATTTTAATTCCTGCTATATAACTTATACCAGCATTTAATTCAAGTGGTCTACTATCATTAAACCTTATAGTTTTAGTATTTATATTATAAAGCACGCTATAATAACCACTATCCACAGCTTTTACTAAAGGTGCTATTTCCTTTTCAAGAACCTTCGCATCAGCTATACTCTTAAGTTTTTCATAGCATGGATGGTCATTATATAATACTACACTAACACCATCACCACTAACATAAATTACACTATCATCTGATATCTCCATAGTACCATTATCAGGTAATTCAAGTCGTATAGGAGCACCTTCTTCATGTATTACATCAAGACTTTCATTAGCAATCTTTTCTAAATTTAATTCTCTCATTATAAACCTCCAACTCTTATAAATAAGTGACTACATTATCATCAACTATCTTTTTTTTAACAACCTCATCTTCATATTTCATATTTCCCAAGAATATATTTGTCATCATTGTTATAGCATGTAGTGGATGCTTATCACAATCAGTTGGGATATATATTAATGACTTATTCATTTGAATGACGTTATATGAACCATTGTTGTAAAGAATTCTATATATGTACTTAGAATACTTGAATATGATGTCCTTTGTATCTTCATCTAACTTGAACTTCTCAAGTCTAATATTCTTAAGAAGATTACCAATCTTCTTGTTAATTGTCTTAGCTTCAGATTTTCTGAATATATTAGGCTTATCATCGCTAGTTACAAGCAGATACTTAGAGCCACATGGCATAAAGAACAATTCTTCATTTGGTGCTAGTGGACTACCATCTTCTTTACAATATGATTCACATATACTTGTACCATTAAGAAGTGTTTCAGATAACTTAGTATCTACCATATTAGATATGATATCGTATATTTCATCATGGCTGAAGTAAGTTATATTTACAACACCCTCAACATTTGAAGCTATACACTTATACACACCTTCAATTCTACCATCCTCTAGTCTAACATGTAGCATACCATTAGAGAAGTCTTCTCCAAATGTACCTTCATATTCACTTATTATAGTAGATATGTCAGCATACAGTGGTGACTTTTTACTCAACACTATTGATACATCATATACGTCATCGTATAGATATATCTCATCGTTAGTAGGATTTACCCTTGCTATAAACGGTGGCATTATATAATCATATCCACCCCAAGTATTAGGTTTTTCTGACTTCATAGTGATATCAAAAGATTCGATATCGTAGTTTAAAAATTTCATAATTTTTACCTCCATTTAAAATTATTTATTATATTATTTTACATACCATTTTTATAATATATGATTTAGATTGAATTTAGCTCATCTTGTGATACTTTAATCTCTTTTATGGAAAGGGCATACTTCTTATATACTTTCAACTTATGAGAGTAGTATCTTTTCAATTGGTCAAATCCAATATCTATTATATCTATATATCTAGTATCTTTATCTCTGGTTCTTCCTAAAGTCTGTTTCGCTAAAACTTCTGATTTGAAAGGTTCTGCTAAAACCACCGTATTCTTTAGACCCTTTATATCTTTAGCAGTACCAGCTGACTTTGTAGTGGATAGGATGATTTGCTTATTTAGCATTTCAGATTTTACATCTTTAGGAATTACCGAAGTATATATACCAATATCATCACTAAGTTGAGGGTGATTGTCAACTATCCATTCATGAACTCTATCTATCCCTTCTTGAGTTCCTATGAATATTAAGGTTTTTTGATTACCAATGATTTTCATAATATATTTCATCAGTTTATAGAAATTCTTATTCTTAGTCAAGTAATTGATATACTTATTCCTATCTAACCCATATTTATATGACCCACATGATTCCCTCTCATCTATTGTAGGTTTAGAGTTAAACCTAATAGATATATAATCGGTATGAGGGTCTTCATCTGGGTTGAATATATTCAGTTTAGGTATATTTTTGAAGTAGAGTTGAAACACTCTATCTTCATCAGGGTTTGACCTCATAGGAGTAGCTGATAAATAATATGTAAGATATGTATTTGAATAGTAATCAATCTTAGACATAGCATCAAAATGTAAATGGCATTCATCATATATCTTCAAACCTATTCTCAAGAATTTAAATAATTCAGCAACTTTATCCCAACCATAGTTTTCAGCATATGACCTTAATGTTGAATCAGATACTAAGAAGTATTTATATTGGTGTATCTTATTATCATTAAATAATCTATATATAGTATGAGCACCTGATATAGTATAAACCTCTTTCTGATTTATATTACTACAATAATCAAGTATACAATCATTCCATTGTTTTAACCATTCTATTGAAGATGTGATAACCATAGTACGATAACCATGTATAACTGAAGCTACTATACTACAATAAGTTTTACCTTTACCAGTACCTAGGGATACTAATTGACCAGTTGCTGTAGACATATTATGATATGCACCACTAGCAGTCATGAACTGCAAAGCTTCTTTTTGTTGGTCATCTCTTGGTGCATACTTTATCTTAATCCCTTCCAATACTCTCTTATCAAACGGGTCAGATTTCTTTTCATATATAGCTTTTGTATCAAAATACTTTTCCAATAAGAATACATCTAAACCTCTTGGTAATAATAACTCCTTTTTATCTTCATCATAAACTATACCATATGTGTAAGTACAGTGTCTTACTTTATCCCATAATGTAAAATATCTTTCTAATGCTTTACAGTCACCCATATTATAATCAGTAATAACTATAGAAGAGAATTTTACTATTATCTTTGACATAAATTTTCACCTCCAATACTAATATGTGATAAATGATGTATTATGAAAAAATAAAAGTAATCAAGGTAGTGAAACACTACCTTGATACTTCATTTACTTATTCTTCTTTTTCCATGGCTTAGTGGAATAAATCTTTTTATATGGAATTACAAATGTCTTATATACTGGTATCTTTTGTACATCAGTAAGCATTGGGAATTCTTCCCATATACTTAAGAACTTATTATATACTTTATATGAATTATCTTCATATTTGATACAGCTATAAGTATGTGTATCCATTAAATTGAATGATGTTAATACATCCAATGGCAAACAGTTTAATGATAAGTTTATCTCATAATAATGTGACATACTAACTCTTGGAACTTCGATATTTTCTACACCCTTTGAAACACTTACTATGATTTTATCATCATGTATTTCTTTTATAACACCATAAGCAGTAGATGATGAATTTCTAATATTTTCAATATAGAATACATCACCAACTTTATACCTATAAGGCTTTAATTCTATATCATAAAATGAATGCTTGATGTCACTTATAAGTGCAGGTGTTAATATTGATTCATGATTACCATAGTATAGGTGTATATCATCATTGCTCAATACTAATGGAAGATTTATTAACCTAGTATAAGGTGAATTCAAACCATTATGTAAGAATCTAAATACTTCACCATTCTTGATACCATAGTGCTTCTTAATAAATTTAACCATATCTTCACCAGTTTTGACTTTATTCATAGCACTTCTAACTTTTCTAAGTCTAGTATCATGATAAGTTTTTAAGTTTTTACTTGATCCTAAATCATCAGTATAAAATCTTCTTCCTATAAATCTTTCCATCTTTAAAACTGTTTTTAGTGGAAAATTACCAATGTCGTCAGTATTAGTCATCCTGCTTATAGTACTACTATTTAAATCAGTATAACGCAGGATATCTGAATGACTTATCCCCATATCATTGATAATCTTCTTAAGGTGGTTTTTAACCATTTTTTACTCACTCCCGTTTATAAATTATATTTATGAATTCATTTCAATTACACTATTAAGAATCTCTTCATATTCTAATTCATAATTGAAATCAAACCAATCGAAAAACTTTTTATAAGCTAGTCTTAGCTCATCGCTGAAAACATTGTCAGCATATATAATCTTTAAACTTGCGTTCATTAGCTCATCTATTATCATAGTCAGTGTATACAATGTTTTATATTCTGTTGCACTAACTATCCTATCAGATGCTGGTTTTAATTCAGTAAGAATTTTATCGAAATCAATTATAGAAATCCATATATTGATAAGTATATTATACATCTCCTTATCTTCTACATTTGGATTACAATTATGTAATTGATTCTTCATAAACTCTGACATATCGGTAATCTCTTGAGTTTTCATTTCATAGTATGCATTTTGTACCTTCGGTAAAAACCCTATAAGATTAACTACGTTGTTTTCATTACTAGGAAGTTTTGATACATATTGATATATATTATCAAAATATTTCATATCATCACCTATACAACTTAATTTACAATCTTCAATTCTGTTTAAGACAAATGTCTTAATACTAGACTCGTATAGCTTTTGCATTAATAACCATCTCCTTTAAAATAGTCCCATCTTTTGAGTTAAATCTATAAACTCCTGTAACGACATATGTAAACCTTTAGCTATTTTCATAGAATTATATAATCTCATATTTCTCATAGGAGATTTTCTTATAGTTTGTAATGTAGTCTCAGGCATATTTATACGTTTAGCAAAATTCTTATATGTACCATATGATGATAAAATCATCTTATCCAATTCAGTTAATTTTTCATCGTATGATATCCTAACTATTCTTGATTCATCTTTAATCATAATCCCACCTCATATTAATATTAAAGTGTAGTCATATCAATCATTTTATAAACCACATGATACAATTGAATTTCTAAGTTTGCTTTTAACCTCAGCCTTTAAAGTATTTATAGGTTTGCAGTCATTTATGATTTCCGTAAGCATCTCTCTAACGAACTCAGTAGTTTGGTTTAAACAATCTTCTATTTTCATATCACCAATATCATGATATCTTCTAGTAAAGTCGAATGCCACTATACCAGTTAATAAGACTATTATATTTAGAGCAGTTTCATAAGTTTTCTCATCAAGTTTTAAACTCTCAACTACTGCATATTTAATAGGTGAATTATCCATGATAACATCATATAGTGATTTGATTTCACCATTATACTCAACAGTCTTATCAGATATGATATATTTGGTATCATATTTACCCATCATCTCAGTCTCAATATATATCTTATTAAGTCTATTATGGTATAAATTTAATTTTATAGCACTTATTTTCATAATACAAACCTCCTATTAAATACCTAATTCAAATGATAATTGTGGTTTTATAGGTTCATAGTTTTCCATCTTAAAGTCATCTATAGTAAAATCATAGAAGTTGGTTTTATCTGTATCTAATACCAGCTTAGCTTCAATACCATCATCGTGCTTTATAGCATCTTTATATCTTCTAATCATCTCTTCAATATGGTCAGTATGTCTATCGTATACATGTAAATTACCAACCATATGAGTAAATTTACCAACTTCTAAACCTACATGTTTAGCTACCATCATTTGAAGTGCTAGGTATTGGATTTTATTAATAGCATTTGCAACTAGATAATCTGATGACCTCTGTATTAATATTAAATCCAGTTTACCATTTATAACATTCCATATGGTTTCCATAGCACATGGATGTAAACCTTCACTCTCAGTAAAGTCTTGATACTGGTATAAAGTCATGATATGTCTTCTGCTATATGGGTCATTCTTTAAACCATCGAGTAAATTATTGATTAAATTATACCTCTTAACAGTTGCACCATATCTTTGACCAATAGTGCCATCACCGACATCCCACGGTCTCCACCACATAATACCATACTTATTTTCCAATAAGTCTAATGAATTAGACTGGTCTTGGTATATCCACAATATCTCTTTTATAGCAGATTTCCAAGCTAATGGTCTCAATGTAGATATTATTTCAGTAGTAGGATTTGAATATGTTTCATAAACATTAGTCTTATATACAGTATGGGCAGGTTCACCATCTTCATACTTAGGTCTTACTTTAGTATCGCCAGTTGTTATACCAACACCTTTATGAGCATCTCTATTTTTAAAATCATTTAAATGATTATACATATTTTTATCAAATTCAGTAATCTTATTCATTCTTAGCTTCTCCTTCAGTTTCTGTCTCAATTTCCTTTTCACTACGTGTTATCAGAGCTACCAACCCTTCAATCAAGCTATACACTACACCTATTATTATAGCAGCCTTAAGCCCCATTGAATATATTGAAAATAGCACACCTATAGCAGCTATACATGTGATTGCTACATCTTTACCATCAGTATCTTTCCCACCTAATATTTTTGATTCCGTAAAATAGTGTAAACTTACTATATAAATAGCTATTATAATTAATGCATATATTACGCCAACTTCAAATAACCTCATTTTATCATCCTCCAAAAAATATATATTTTTTCATATTATAGAGATAATACCCTTGGGTATAAACACCCAAGGGCAACATGTTTAATTACCTCTCTACTAAATTATCATCTAAGAATTCTTGTGGTTTATCCATAAAGAATAAATCCATTTCAGATGGAGCAGACTTCTTATATGTAATTGGATTCACTAATGTCCTAGAAATATCCTGGAACGATAATGTTTTCGTTATACTTGGATTATTTCTTAATGCTGATAACAACGGCACTATTTGATATGGTACATCTTTATACTCCCAATCAGGAGTTAATAAGATATCATCAACAGCTCTTATCAAACTTGATAAGATAATCTCAGCATGTACAGACCTTATATTGATACCAATATTATCAAGAGTCTTATTCATCTCTGCAAGTATACCCTGTAGGTCAAATTTAGTAGTGATATCCTTTCTATTGATACAATGTGTAAATTTCTTTATAGCTTCAGATAGATCATCATTGACTATCATGACTACAAACATAACTACATCTTGTAGAGCAATTAAAGGAATCTCAACTTTTGTTTCATACTCATCGTCAAGCTTTTGTGCTTCACGATTTAATATACTGATGAATTCTTCAGTAAAATACATAGAAGTGTAGTCTTCTGAGTTCACATCAAATATTTCACCAGTAACATCGTTTCTAACATTGAATGAAGTTATATTCATATTGTAATCTCTATCGTCACCTTCGTCAGAATCGAATTCGATAGTATCTTGGTCTATAATCATAGTCCATTCATCCAAGTTAGTAACATTGTTATTGACTATTACCAGATTTGCATCTGTGTCAAATAACCTCTGGAATACTTCATTCCATTTAATTTTCTTAACTGATGCTTCTAATAAATGCTTTGCAGATAGCATTCTTTGTGTTAACTTAGCAGTGAGTGTTTCAGCAGCAAATTTACCCACATTAATATCTCTATTAGTATAGGCAAGGTCACCATAACACCTATAACATATTCCACCATGTTCTTTAGATGCACATGTCATAGGAGACCTTAAGAAAATTGTTTTACCTATTAACTCAAGACTGTTTTTAGTTATCTTTCTTTCTAAACCATAAGGTTCCAATCTATAATACCTATCAATATACTTAGATAAATCCTTAGAGTTGTTTATAGTCAAAGGGACTAAGTTATTGGTATTACAATTGTGGTTTAAGTCTGGATGAAGTACATCATCCATATTATTCAAACCTAACAATCTAGCTAGATGACCAGACTCGCCAGTGTTATTCTTCACAACTATCTGAGCAGTTCTACCATTTGAACTTTCAATATAGTATGAAGCTAAGTCTTTTGTACCACCGTTGATAAAGTTAACATCAAGTTTTATCGGGAATATCCCTCCATGCCCCGTGGGTTTCTGTGCTAATGCTACAGCTGAATCTCTAAACTGATTCTTTTTGATACACTGTTTAGCTATAAAGTAATCTGATAATGGATTATCAGGGTCTGCTGAAATTAATTCAATTAATTTGTCAGTAGCTTTATTAGCATAATCTTTAGAATCTTCAAGAGATACATTATCCAGGTTTATGTGTAGTACATCATAAAACTCTTTGTTAGCTTTCATCGGTTCGATAAAGCCATCTTCTAAGTTAATAGTATTCATTAAGAATAAAGAAAAATCATCGACCACCAATAAATTATACATGGTATCATCAATTACATTATTAATAGTCTTATTAGGCAAGACGGACCTATACTCATCTACAAATTTATAGTCAATGTATTCCTTTATCTTCTGAACAGTCATAGATTTACCAGTAAAGAATAAATCTTTAGGTAGTGGAGTTCTTCCAACATCTTCCACAGTTGGAATTATAATTAAATTCCACATTACAAGGTTGTACCACCAATCAATAAGACCCAAACTAACACTTGTGCCATCTTCAAAAGTAAGTAGTACACATGGGACTTTAAGGTAGTCAGTTTCGATATAATCTCTTACTACATTTAATACCCAATTATAATGAGTATCAAGTGTCTTTTTAGTTATATCTGTAATATGTATACGGACGTATCCATTATCAAATAAGTTTTGATATACACCGTATAACTCTTGTCCATTATTCATGAACCTACACCTCCAATCAAAATATATACAATTCATATCACTTATATAATATATTACCAAGTTTTATATACGTTTATTTTTTAAAAAGGGGTATAATTAGGCATAGCACTTAAGCTATGCCTAATTAATCTAAATAATAAATAAATATTGTATAGTATGATTAAATTACTATCTACCAAATTTACTCTTAAGCAAAGCAAGCTTAGGAGCCTTCTTTAAATAACTTCTCTGAGAAATCTTAGCCATCTTAGCTGCTCTTGAAGAATACTTCTTAGTTATCATCTTCTTCATAAGCTTTTCCTTAGCTCTATAGAATGTGAACTTCTTGAACATAGGGTCGTTCTTCTGCTTAGCTATCATAAGAGAACCTAGAGTTGTTCTTCTCTGTAAGTCGTCTGACTTAGACATTCTTATTCTAGTCTTACCATTTATCAATCTTGCAGCTTCTAACTGTGCAACTTCAGCTGATTCTAAATATTCGTTTCTAACTTCTTCAGGTAGATACTGTACATCTTCCATAAAGCAATCTTCAAAAAGTACTCTTTCTATTTCAGCTTCGTTTATCAACATTATATCATCCATTATAAAAATCCTCCTTTATTTTTTATAAATATTTCAATTATTTTTAAGTTGAATATATATTTTTCAATATAATTATGTGTTGATTTTTATGCTTAAATACATTGAAATTAACCATATAGTAGATAAAAATAGTGTATGTGAAAGGGGAAATATGTATGATTTATAATGGTGATAATAGCTATATTAATGGTAAATATATACCAATGGCTAAAAATTTAATGATAAAGTCATTTAAAAATGTAGATGAGTCTTTAATAGAAGATGGTATAAGATATTCAATACAAAAGAGATTGAATGTTAAAGAAGCTGAAATCTATAATGACTATACTAAAGTATCTATAAAGAGTAACACTGCTGAAATAGCAGATTTTTTAGAACAGAAGAAACCTATATTGGGTTCTTATGGTGTAATGTTTCAAAAACACGGTTATACACCTAATATACTTACAAATGTAATTACTAAGTTCTTAAGTGAAAGAGATGCTCATAAGAAAGAGAGAAAGAAATATCCTAAAGGTAGTGATATGTTTCAGTATTATGATTTGATGCAGTTACTATCTAAGATAGATGTGAATTCATTATATGGTGTTCAAGGAATGGCTAAGTCTATCTTTTATAATATGTATATAGCAGCTTCGATAACTTCAATGGGTCAATCATTAATATCAGCATCTGGGTTATTCTTTGAGATGTTTCTTCATAACAACGTAAAATTTGAATCTCTCGAAGACTTAATGTGTATGATACATAATATCTTGTCAGAGAAAAATAATAGAACCTATAACGATGTAATTGTGTTAGACAGGGATGTAGATGTTGATGAATGTTTTGAAAAATTAATTTATACTTGTGGTTTTGATTGGATTCCTAATGATAGAGAATTGGATATTATATATGATATGCTAAATAATCTTGACCAAGAAGATATCAATAGAATTCATTATAAAAACAATCTATATGAATTTTTGGATAATTCACATGTAAGAAATATCATAATAGATATTATGACTACATGTCAATCACCTATGATATTCCCAACTGACCCACCTGAAGAGATTAAGGATAGTTTAAAAGAGTTATTAAATCTTATAACTGAATATGTTTATTATGAGCACCAGTTGATTAATAGATTAGATAGATATAGTAATATGATTAGGTCCGTATCTATAATAACAGATACAGATTCATGTATAATTTCTTTAGATAACTGGTATAGATATATCTTGAAGATGGTTGAGAATGTAAATGTACCATTAAGATATACCGAAACTGATGAACTGTCTGCAATAGAAGGTGAACCAATTACAAGAACAACTACAGTCAAGACTGACAATAGTGATGAAGCTTTAGCTGCACAAAGGGCTATCAAACCTGATATTATATCACCACAAGAAGGTCTTAGATATACAATAATTAATATGCTTGCATATATCTTAGATGATTTGATAAATAAATATGTATTTAATTTTGTTAATTCAATGAACGGTATGGAGGGTAGAATTGATTCTTGTTTAATGTTGATGAAGAATGAGTTCTTATTTAAGAGAGTATTGGTTAAGGCAATGAAGAAGAACTATGCTGCAATACAGGAACTTCAGGAAGGTACAATTGTTCCACCTGCAAAATCTTTGGATATCAAAGGACTTGCTATAAAGAAATCAGATTTATCTATTAATACAAGGAATAGACTTCAGCATATATTGAAAGAGTATATCTTAGATATAAGAGAAGATGAGTTATCTCAAACAAAGATAATTGATGAGTTAAATAAATTCCAGGATGAGATTTATCAATCTCTTATAAGTGGTTCAAAAGAATACTATAAGCCTGCTAAGATTAAGTCTATTTCATCATATGATAAACCATTTAGTATTCAAGGAATTAAAGCATCATATGTTTATAATATAATTAAAAACCCACACGAAACATCTATAAATTTAGATGAGGGTAATTTTATAAACATTGTAAAGGTTGATATAAACAAAAAGAATATTGATAAGATAAAAGATATTGATGAAAAGATATATATTAAACTTAAAGAGTTAATTGATAAAAACCCAGCTTTCTCAAAAGGTATTACAAATATAGCAGTACCTGAAGATGCAACTCTACCAGAATGGGTTTTATCTTATATTGACCATAGGACTATCATATCCGACAATCTAGGTAATTTTCCTATAGAGGATTTGGGTATAAGTAGACCTAATAACAATGTAGCATATACAAATATTATATCATTTAATTAAAAAAAGTGGAGTAATGTAGGTAGTGGTTATCACTACCTACATTGTTTGCATTAAATTGTCCCATAGTATTAAAAACCACATCAGTATACTTTCAAGAAATAAATTACGAACTTTTATATTTTTTAATATTAAAAATTTTTTTAAGTGGTTCTTAAGGAAAGATAAATATCAACAAAGGTTTTCATTATTCAAAATCAAGTATGTATGTAACGCACACAATAGTTATGCAATTCTGTTAATCTTCATTCGACTAGGATTGATACTCAGTGCACATATAAAAACGGATTATTTAGTTACACTGGTTTGTATAAGTATTTGTTTTTTATAAGTATTCTTTTTTGTTATATATTTTATTAATTTAAAAATATCTCCCCATAGTCAATGGAAATTCAATCAAATTCATTTAATTAAATTTAATACACAGTATCCTAAGAATAACTTATCCTTAAAATCAATATATACCTCAATAATATGTTGGCAATAGATTTAAAATTGGGGTATAATATAGTAGAGCCACAGGACTCTACTATATTAAATTTATAAAACATAATCAAATTATGTGAGGTAGGCTTATATGAATGAAGTTCCATCCTTAGGTTTGATAGAATCAATTCCAGTGTAATGGAATGCTTCAGAGTTAAGAACAATACCACCTTCATCAACATTTCTGTTCTGATGTTCAAGTACCTGTCTTGCCTTCTCATTTATTTCCTTACCTTCTGCCATATAGCAATGATATCTAACCTGTACTTCTCTGATGTTTATATCACCCTTAGTAACTTCATAGATACCTACATCAGCACTAACTGGCTGAGCTGCTAGGAATAGGTAAGCCTTTTCAACCTTAAGCATAGTATTATCAGTATTGATATATAGGAATGTGAATATTTCATTTTCATATCCATCTTCCATCTCACCATTACCTATAAGACCATAATAAGTCTTAGCCTGTGTAGCAGGGTCTTTTATACACTTAAGCATAATCTCATGGAATCTAGTAAATACAGAACCAGTCTTTTCAGTGTAAGTCATTGACAATTCACCGAATGCCTGTCTATTTACCTTACCAATCAACTTGATTTCTTCTATACCGTTGTTTACGTCTATAGTATCAACAGATATTTCATTGAAACCATCTATATTCTTGAACTCGTGTTCAATACAGTGTACATAGTTATTTACAAGGTTAGCCATGTCTTCAGACTTTTCAGCTAGCTTTCTCATAACTCTTGGAATTTCTAATACATATAGGAATCCATAACCTGATTCATAAAGATTGAACTGTTCAACTTTACCCCAGTCAGTAACTCCTTTATACAGTTTATACTGAGTAAGGTTTTTAGCTTTCTTCAATCCATTAAAATAACCATTTGTAATAGTAGTTTGTGTAATAGCCATTATATTTTATCTCCTTTCCTCAATCTAATACTGTAAATTTATGATATTGATGTCAAATCTTTCAGATCTTATCCAATCCTTACAAGCAACTTCTATAACCATATGAATCTGCTTATCAACATGACTTCTGTTGTTTACAATATAAATAGTTCTTAGTAGTGCAAAGTTACCCTGTTCACTTTCAAGTTCTCTATCAATATCAGACTTGTAATTATCTAGGTCCTTACCATGCATAAATGCATATCTAATCTTAGGACACTTGATTCTTATCTTCTTTATCAATCTCTGAATATTCATAACGTTATTTATGAATGACATCTGAGAATATTCTTCCTGAGAAGTCCAGTTAGTTTCTACAACTAATTGATTGTCATGGTAAATACAATAATTAACATGAGCAGTGTCTAGAGTCTGTCTCTGGTCAGAATACTTATGCTTAACTGGTATAAATGATTCAGTACCCTTGATAGCTCTCTTAAGTATAAAGTTATTAGGTATACCAGCATTAGGTCTATGTCTACCATTCTTACAATGTTCAACAAATAATTCAGTTAATTCGAATGTACTTGTAACAGTAATCTGCTTATGAGAATATGGGTCAATTATATCATATGATAGGAAATAGTCAGCACAATTTCTATGAGAAACAAAACCATATCTCATTTCCATGATTTCCTGAAGTGAATTCATACCTAGACCAAAGTCTCTTAGGTATATAGTATCATCTCTATATTCGCATACAAATTCTTCTATAGCAGTCTTAACCTTAAGAGGATAATTAGCGTCAGCAACGATGTCTATAATCCACTTATGGTTATCATATATTTCACTAGTGATATCACCATTGAAGAACTTATAAAGTTCTTCTTCATAAACAACCTTATTTATAGGTGAGTCTCCAAATGAACCATTATCACCATTAGTAAGTGTTATACCATGTGGTGTAGACATATTGATAATTGTAGCAGGATTATGATGAGTCTGGAATAAATCATTCTTAGGGTCATCTTCACTACTTACAACTGTTATTTCTTCAAGTATATTTCTTTTATCTCTACCGAATAAAATATCTATAGACTTTAGATAAGCTAGGTAGTCTTCTTCATGAACATCTTCTTCGATAGTATTCTTAATTATAAACTGATATAAGTCAAGAACAGATTCTTCATACTGCTTACACTTGATCTGTAGCATACCAGTATTGATAGAAGCATTCATTCCAAGGTTAACGTTATTCAATACCACTTCAGGGTGGAATACAAAGTCTCTTTCTTCAACAACAGTATTCTTTTCAAGTACCTGGATAGTATGCTTCATAGCATTAGCTGCACCAGCTCTTGTGAAATAAGAAGGTACTATTCTGAAAGACTTATTACTTAAACCTCTACCGTTATCAGTTATAGTGAATAACGGGTACACTCCACCATCTCTCTTACCTGCAACTCTAGTATGAAGGTCCTTGATATCCTTTACATCGTCATAAGATTCAGTAAAATATCTTATAAGTACAGAATTTCTACCCTGAGTATCATCTATTAGTTTAGGCTGATATTTACCTTCAGCATCCCATAGATATTCATTGTCATCGGAAGAAGGCTTAGTAGTATCTTCGAAAACTTGTCTAATTCTACCATTAGCGTCCTTCTTAGTCTTTATAATTTTTCTTTCCTGAAGCATAACTTCAGCAAATACAGTCACATTGGCTAATTTAGCATCTGGTGCGACTATTCTTTTACAGATAACTCTAGCACCTGCATCTATAGCAGCAGCAGCCTGAATTAATGGCTGACCGTGTCTCTTAAAAGATATATCTTTATTCTTATCACCGAATAGTTTAAAGAACTTATCACCTGAAACTTCTAACATTTCTTCAGGTCCTTTATCTGATGAAAATGCCATCAAATAAAACGGGATTGTACTTAGAGCTTCATCTTGGTCGTATATTACTGACATATCATTTACATTTATAAATGTTTCCGTTAATGGAATTATATGTGCCATATATTTATCCCTCCTTTTAATATTTATATTATTTTACTCATATGTTTTAAATTAATAACCCATAAACAGTTTCTCCATTGGTGATGATCCACGTTTATTAACAAGATTTGCATTGATGATAGCTTCATCATAAACCTCACTAGTATAGGATGAGAAAGCAGATACTGTCTTAGGTGATGCTTTAATATTCTTTAATGAGTAATCATGGAAGTCCTCCATATTAGTATGTCTAAATAATGTGTCAGGCTTTCCAGTCTGGGTAGCCATCTCTCCTATAATCAATCCGAATAATTGCATATTTAAATCATATGACTTTCCATTCAATAATAAATTTTCAGTGAAATAATTTTGTATTTCATTGTAAGGTATGGAAGAAGGTAATCTTCCAGAAGTAAATATTGAATAGAATAAGTCGGCATTAGCAACATCTTCGATTACTTTAGTGGATGAAATGACTATATCATTATTTCTAAATATTAACAGTGTGTAATCGTCAGGTCTAAGTCCCTTTATATTATCTAAATCTTTTATTTTAACCACATTGGATGGCTCACATTCAATCAGTGTAGGATAATTAAATGTATATAATCCATCCATCTTATGTGTATTGATGTCTCTTATAGTATAATTAAAAATTCCTAATAAATTCACCCTACCGTTAATAGTTTTGACGTATTTACGGTCAAAAAAAACTGTGGGGATAAAGAAAACTAATTCTTTATCCTCCAGTTTAAATTGAAGTGAATTACTATCAGGCTTTTGTTTTAAAAAATATGGAATCATATTTAAAGCCTCCAATTTAGTAAATCATCTTAGTATATTCAATTGTATTTAAATTCCAATATAGGAATTAGTTGTTTGTGAAAGTGTAAGTCACGACTGTATCAGCTTCGATATTTGATTCGAAGTGGTTAGTCAATGTATGTGCACTAGTATCATAAGTCAAGTCTAAAGTACTTTCATAATTCTGAAGTTCAATAGTTCCTGGCTTAGCATATATTTCAACACCAGTAGAATGAAGTGGTTCATTAGTGAATATTTCATTTGGTGTGAATGTTACCTTTATATATCCTTCAGGTCTACCTTCAGCAAACTTACTAACTGGAACTATGTTGATAAATTCCATAGTAGGTTTAACCACTCTATCAGCATCGCCCATTACTTCATTAGGTAATGTGAATGTAGCTGAAGTTACAAGGTCAGTATTCTTTAGAGTTGGAAGTGTTATAAACTGAGCAACATCTGTTGGGTTAACATCACTTCTAACTGAATAAGTCTTATCTATTCCTTCAAACATAGACTGGTCAGCTAAACCACTGTTGAAAGATATAGTCTTGTACTTAGGACCACTATACTTAGTTACATCATCTTCAGATAATAATATCTTAGGACTCTTAACGTAAGTAACTATCATATCAGTATCCATTGTAGTCTGGTCTGATGACTTAGTATATTCTACTGTATAAGAAGCATCAGTTGGAGTTGGTGCAAATTCAGCTAGATTTAAAGTAGCTATACTAACACCACTTTCAATATACTGAGCCTTTTCAACAAAACCTTCTATATCAGACTTATAAGTTAATGTGAAATATCCTTCAGGCTTTTCCTGATAGTCAGATGTGTTTAATACATCCTTACGCTCATAATCTACATAAACTGTCTGGTCAGAAGTTCCTATTCTTTCAGGTAGAGTTATGCTATAAGATTCTACATATGAAGGAAGTCCAGTAACAGTTATTACAGACTTATCGATTTTGCTTAGGTCAGCACTTTCATGTACAATATAGTTAGCATGTGCTATATTAGCTGGTATTCTAGATGCTATTGTAAGCATATGGAATCCATTATTTCTACGAACATCAGTAAGTACAGTATCCTCAGCAATCTTCTTAGTAACTCTAATATATACCTTATTACTTTCAATATTCTCATTTATATCCTTAATGAAGACTTCATCATCAGATATTTCAAACTTAAAACTGTTGTAAACAGGTTCCATAATTGGGCTAGTTAACAAATCTACTTTATTCCTATTAATCCAGAAGATGTTAGATTTGTTATGTACACTATATTCTCCATTAAAGGATCCTTGTATAGTGACTAAAGAATGATTTTGCCCATTAGGTTCCATTTTCAATTTATCCTTAGGTATTACATCTTTATAGACTATATCAGGGTGGATTACATTATCGCTACCATATACCATCATTTCATCAGTCCTAGGTGTCTTATATTGGATACTTTCATAAATATCAGTATCAAATTCAGTTGCATTAAAACCAAATTCATCAATTGGTATATCTGCTAACTCACAACCTATAACACCATATAATTCTTTAGCTTTTACAGTGGCTCCTTCTGGTATATAAGGTATTATTTTTGAATAATTGTGGTTAATTTTTTCAGATGAGTATAAAATGTACTCATATTCAAAATTATACACTAAACCATTTGTAATCAATTCTGATGTAGAATCTGCGTAACCTTCGGAAACTTTTCTAAGCATCTCAAGGCTTAAATGCTTTGTATGTTCTTTTATTATATCCGTAATAATAGGATTGTCTCTCCTTATACCATTTTTAACTAAATAATCATGAGTACTTGAGTTCTTTTCTGAAGGTGCTTTAATTGAATTTTGTGTCATAATTATACTAAATTTATTATAACCTTCTTTTTCCTCTAGATTATCATACTGACAATCTATAATATCTGCATCTTCATCAATTTTAATAACATCTTTATTTACCACTTCTACATTAATATCTGAAGTTATAACACTAGGTAGGTTCCATTTTAGATCCTCTGTTAATTTATAACCTTTTGCAACTACATCAAGAATTGGTAGTGGTATTTTACTACTAGCTACACCATTTTTTACATAATATGTATATGGTTGATATATAAACTCTCCTTCATGTAAAGGATCTGGTATTTGTTTGAAATCGAATTTCGAACCAGGGTCTACTGTGAATGTAACAGTACGGTGATATGGCATATCCCTAGCTGCCATGTCATCACCAACTACATCATCAAATATCTCTGTATCATAACCGTATGGGCTATGTGATACTGTATTATCATTATCAGTGTATGAGTCAATAGTTGCTGTATCAATTTTATGACCTGGTTTAGCATGTGTTATACCTGCTACCTCAGCTATAGGTAAGTCTTTATATTTATATTCCTTTAAAGCATAGAAGTCTTTGGTGAAATCAGCATATCGTTTACTGTCTGGTCTACCAAATTCAATTTTAGCATACTCATGATCAACATCATTAAAATCTGGATATTCCTCTACTAGCATAAGTATAGGTTTGCTATATGCTTTTAATACTAATTTAACGTTATAATCTAATCCACCTAATGGTCTAGATGGAGAAAATTCTTTTATAACCTTATCAGTTCCAGTATATGCTGCAACTCCAGCATTTATATAACCTTTCAATTCTTCATTATCATCAATTGATGTTCCACGCTTAACGTGAAGCTTCTTAGAATATGAACCTGTACCTTCAGGGTATTCTGAAGTTATAGTCATTTCCACATAGTTAGATGGTATTGGTACAATGAAGTCTTCAGTAATTACAGCTGCACCACTATCATAAGTTTTTTCAAACTCATATGTCAACGTAGTATCATCACTTATAGTCTCAGGTATATTTAATGGGTGAGCTACCCAACCAGCTTCAGATACAACTGGTTTAATGAATGGCAATAGTTCTTTACCATCAACACCCTTAAACGCATATAATGGATTTACTCCTGCAATTGTACCGTGGTCACTAGCTAATGTAACTTTAGCATATCCTTCAGGTGTATTTTCACCACTATGTTCATCTATGATAGTTCTTTTTATTTCAAGAGATATAAGCACATTTGGTCCAGTTATTACTCCATCTGTAACTCCTTCAGCTGGGCTATCAGGAACAGAAACTCCAGATATATTAAATCCTATAACTTCGTATCCTGGCTTAAGAAGAACGTAACGAGTTACTTCTCTAAGTGTTAAATCATTTACCTTAGTATCTATTGGTATATGAACCTTATCGATAGGAGCTTCTAAAGCATTACTATCTACTGTATAAGTACCTACAGCATAACCTTCTTCTTCAACTGCATCACCAGGATTTATAGGTTTTACTCTCTGTAACCTTAATACTACATTATGATTCATTGTAATATATGATAGAGATTCAGGTGTCCAATCGAATACCACCATATCCTTATACTTTTCCTGACCATGTAAAGCTTCATCAACAAATCTACTAAATTCACCATTAATGATAGTTGATACAAAGCACTCTTTAGCCACATGTAATTTATTAGAATACATAGGGAAATCAGAAGGTAAATCTGAGCTTACATTTATTTCAAAGTAACCCTTAGGTGGAGTACTCATCAAATCAGTTGTTTCTATTTCATTAGTATAGTGTCTTTTAGCACTAATAACTGCATTAGTATCTTCAGTTATAATTTCTGGCATAGTAGTCTTTTCTGATAATATGTATCCATTTTCAATAGTAAATTCATTTGATGGGATATTTATCTTGCTACTAGCTGTACCCTTCTTAACTAAAAGATCTATAACCTTATTAGATGAATCATGTTCAGCAGTTAGTGAAACAGCTACATAACCTTCAGGCTTTTCATCAAATATACCTCCATCAACCTCATATGTTGTATGACCAGAGCTTTCATTTTTAATATATTTAACAACATCAGGTAAACCTGTAAGGCTTAAATGTATAGTATCTTTTATAGTATCGCCATCAGCTTCTACTCCTGATATTGAACTAGTATCTGGAATAGGAGTCATAGTAACCCAGTTATGTGATACGATATTATATCCAGGTTTGAATTCATTCTTAACAAGCTTAAGAATATCATCAAGCTTAAGTTCGCTTATTTTAGCACCTTTTTTAACCATTACACTAATATGTGAACTTCCGTCTTTAAGCATACTGCTATTTGTATTTATAAATATACTTGCGTAATCAGGTGAACCGTCAGGTAGTTTTATAATAGGCTCATGACCTTCTATGTATAGTGTCATTGTAAACTCTGTTATAGGTGATATTCTAGGCATGAATGGTGAATAGCTTTCTAGTACAGTATCACCTTCATGAGCTAAAGCTTTAGCAGCGTTAATCATTTTAACAATTTCAGGGTGGTCTAATGAAACATCATACTTTATATGAGCATTCATTATATATTCACCATATCCTTCAGGATAAGCTGTCCTTACAGTAAGGCTATAATATCCGTCAGGTCTTGTTTCAAGTTTATCTGTAGTGATAACCTCGTCTGCTTCAGTGTAAGCTACACGCTTGCATTCATACTTCAATACTGTATCTGCAACGATAGGCTTATCTACATCAGCCCAAGCTTCACGTTCCCATCCAGGTTCTATAGGTGTAGGTTTAAGAGTAATATAATTTGTTATTATAGCCCCATGTCTAACCATATATCTTTCATCTTGAATATTAGAGTGTGGGTACTTTACTTCAACCATGTGGTATCCATCATACTTTCTCTGGTCAGTGTATTCCTTTACAGGTGGATATGCTACTAGAGTTACAGTAATATCAGATGGAGTCTTAATAGTTTCATCTTCAACTGCTGGAACTGGAGGTATCTTTATGCTTACAATTTCATAATTCTCTTCAAGCTTTACATCCTTAGTTAGCATAGGAGATTCTGTTACAGCAAGAGTCTTTAGTATATAGAATGGCTTAGGGTTAGCTACTATACCTTCAGATGCTTCATAGCTTATTAAAGAGTATTCTCCAGAATTCTTAAGTTCTTCACTTGCTTCTTCAGCTAGAATATACTTAGGCTTTACAGGTAATGCTTTAACTCTTACCTTAACCTTATATACATCATCAACTAGTTCAGGTGCAGCCCAAACTGGTTCATCTAATGCATAACCTTCATCTTTAACTGTTATATCATCTGGACCAACTATTGTTGTACCAGCTATCTTAGTCTTAAATGCTTCTTCATCATTTCTCATATTGATATAATATGTAGAAGCTATATCAAATTTCAATTCAGTATGCTCATCGACTACATACTCAACCTTAGCATAACCAGGTATAGTTAAATTAGAACTTGGGTTCTTTATCATTTCTGGATATGCAGTGTAAATTACTTCCTTATCAGCAACTACAGCTCCTGAAGTTTCATGAAGTACTATAGTATATTCACCATGAATAGTCTGCACCTTCTTAAGAACCTTAGCCAAATCTATACCATGTGCAACATTGAATGTTGGTAGAGTTAGACCAGGAACTTCTACTGAACCAGGAGTTCTAGCAAATGTCACCTTATGGTAGCCTGCTGGAGTTTCACCTTCAATAAGTGAAGCATCATATATTTCAAGAGAAGCTGCATATGTAACAACAATGTCGTTAGATATTGCTGGACCTTGCATAGGTGGTTCAATAGTCTTGCTTAGTATACACTCTTCATCAATGTCAACTGTAGGTTCAGGTACATCATCAATATCTACACCATCAGCTGTAAAGTATTGAGTAACACCTGATACTCTAGCCTTATCATTACCTGCAACATAAGATACTGAGTGGTATCCATTAGGTTTCACACCAACTTCATTAGCAGGTACTATCTCAGGGTATACCTTATAGCTAACTTCAACATCAGTAGTTATTTCTTCATTATCTGGATTGATAACTGTTTCAGTTAATACATATCCACGATTAGCTTTTGCATCAACCGTAGGAGCATCTTCCTTCTTAGTATTAGTAGCTACATAATATGATAAATCAGTACTTTCTTCAACTGTCATGTGTTCATGAAGTTTAAATACATAAGAATGATATCCTTCAGGCTTGCTTTCAACTAACTTTGATGGAACTATAGCCTTCTTTATTACATTTAATGTAAATGCCACATCTTCTGTAACATTGTCTGGGAATGCAGGTAAGAACCTATTGTCAGTAGTATACAATGGGCTAACTGTAAATCCTGTTGGAACAGTTATTCTTTCAAAAGGTGTACCATTCTTTACATAGTATCTAGTAACTGTAGCATTAGGAACAGCTTCAGTTAAATTAAAAGATACTTCTGAGTACCCTTCAGGCTTTTCACCTTCTGGTGATAATATATCTTCAGTTGGTACAAATGGCTTAGGCTGTGTAGTTGGTACAGCATATATTAATACTTCAATATCAGTAGCTGGCATATGCTTTGGAATATCATATGGAGCTAAAGTATATCCTTGAAGAATTGTAGGATTTACTTCAATATCTAAAGTAGAATCTAACTTAGCATACCATACTTCATCACCTTCTGGTAATGTAACACCTTCACCCTGCTTAATAGTTAATTTATAATAACCTTCTGGTCTATGACCTATTTCAGCTTCTTTAACAACTGACTTTAGTTCACAAACTTCAGCAAGTTCAATATCTTCCTCAACTGTAGTTGGGAATGCTTTATTCCAAGATACTATTTGATATCCTGGCTTAGGCTTTGCACCTGGAGGAGTTATTCTCATCCATGGTGTACCATGTTTAACGAAAAACCTATCAGACCCTGTAAATGTACCATTTTCAATTACAAATGAAACCACATGGTAACCTTCTGGTTTAGTTTCCATAGTCTTAGCGTCTATGACTGGATCTAAGGTTGGACTGGGTATATTCTCATCTTTCTTATCAGGGTTAGTTCCTGGCTGTTCAGTTCCAGGAGTTTCTCCAGGATTAACTGGTTCTTCTGGCTGAGGCTGAGGCTTAGGTTCAACACCAGGTGTTTCACCAGGATTTACTGGTTCTGTACCAGT